TGCCGATGCACGTTTTTCCAAAATGGCCGATCCGATATCGGGAGTTTCTCGGCGCAGCTGCTTGCCGCCGCGCTGCTGGTGCTTGTCGCTTTGGAAGATTGCTGGCTGAATCTCGGATGAGCCGCTTGCGTGTTTGTTCGCTGGTGGCCTGCTCTCGGCCCGCGTAGGCGTTACACTTTCCACGTGATCTGCGCTCACTGCCGAAAGTCGTTGCCGCGTTCTTCGCGTGCTGATCGAAAGTTCTGCTCCGGCTCTTGCCGTGTCTCCGCGCATCGAGTCGCACGCGATCTGCGCGCTGGTCGGAAGTCCAGGCGCTTGAAACTTTCCGGCACTCGAGCAGTTCAGTTCAATCAGCTGCTCTGGCTTCAGGAATACATGCCGCGTCATACCGTGACCGTGTGGCATCAGGAGCGCTATGCGTTCCTCTGCGATCTATTTGGAGTTGATCCTCTTGCCCGTCGGACGCCCACCCAAGCCACTGGAGCAGCATCGTCGGACTGGGACGTATAACGCCACAAAGCATGGAACTCGTGGCCCGCTTGTGGCCGTTGCTGCCATCGACTTAAGCCCGTACGAACTAGATGCCGCTGAGGTTTTCCGGCACATCATGGAGGCTGGCGCTCCGTGGTTTGCCATGACCGATGGCATCCGGCTGGCGATGCTGCGAGAGTCGCTCGAGGAGCGCGCTCGTTTGATGACTCATGCTGAGGCCTCGACGGAAACGCGCAAGGCTTTGCGTGACCTCAACCGTGAGATCAGCGATTGGCTGACTGCCCTGGGCTTTGACCCTTCAGCTCGTGCCCGGCTTGGACTTGCTGAAGTGAAGGCTCAGTCTGAGCTGGAGAAAATGCAAAACAAGCGGGACGGCAAGTAGTCCCCTAAAGGTTCTCAGCACCAATCAACAATTCAACAGAGGTGACCATGCGTGCCTGCGCACGATGTGGCCAAGAGTTCAATCCTGCGCCCATTTCCGGCACGATTGACTGGCCCCAAACTGATTGCAATTTTTGCCAAGGTCTCTTTTTGAGCGCCAGTGCCTTCCGCGTTCTTTACGCCCTAGATTGGCTTGCCATTAATCGAGGCCACTCGCGCATTGACTCGAAGAAGATTGCATTGGCTATTGGCAAACGCCACAGCATTGTGATCAGCGCTCTCAAGGAACTGGCAAGGTCAGAAATCATAGCTCGTCAGTTGCCACAAAAAGATGCAACTTTTTGCACACGATGTAGCCGACAGTTTGACCCTACGCCCAAGCGCAGTGGAGTGGGTCGGCCACGAACTCAGTGCAACGATTGCCGATCTAACTTTAACGAAAGAAATATCCCCTTAACTAGAAGAGCAAGGCATGGGCGCAATGGCAGATTGCCCAGCAGAGCCAAAGTGATTGAACGATGGGGCAATCGTTGTCATTTGTGTGAAAAGACAATTGACCTAAGTTTGCCGGGAAATGATCGTCGTGGATTTACATTTGATCATGTGATTCCAGTCTCCAAAGGAGGGACTGACGATCTACACAACATCCGGCCAGCGCACTGGATTTGCAACATAAGGCGAGGGAATCGAGGACCAGTGCAACTGGATCTCGGTATGTGCGGCTAGTAATGGCTGCCAAGGTGAAAGGCTGGCCGCCCGCGTATCTGACGCCGGTCCCGCCTAACGACATCAAGCGATCCGAAGGCAACGACGTTGCCGCCTTCATTGAGCAGTTTTGTGTCCAAGTCAAAGACTCCGTTGGCGGTCTTTCCGGTGAGCCTCTGCGCTTGCGTGACTGGCAGAAGAAGCTGCTTCAGAATCTCTTTGCCCGCCGCGATGATGGCAGGCTGAGACACAAGACTGCGCTGGTTGGTCTGCCTCGTAAGTCTGGCAAGTCAGCGCTGGGATCTGGCATCGCACTTCATGGCCTACTGCTTGGACCTCGAGGCGCTGAGGTCTATTCCTGCGCAGCTGACCGGGAGCAGGCCCGCATCGTGTTTGGCTCTGCCAAGCAGATGGTGGAGAACTCGCCCGATCTGTCTACCGTAACAAAGACTTACCGGGACGCCATCGAGGTGCCCAGCCGTGGATCTGTCTACCGAGTCCTATCGTCTGAAGCGTTCACCAAAGAAGGCCTCAGCCCCACGCTGGTGATCTACGACGAACTCCACGCCGCTCCCAATCGGGAACTCTGGCACGTGATGACGCTGGCACAAGCTGCAAGATATGACGCCCTGACTTTGGCCATCACCACCGCTGGCGTGCGCACGGACTCCAGCGGTCAAGACTCGGTTGCCTATTCGCTCTATCAGTACGCCAAGCAGGTGGCTGCCAAGGAAGTCATTGACCCTTCTTTCTTCGCTGCCTGGTGGCAGGCACCAGATGAATGCGACCATCGAGACCCGAAGAACTGGAAGATCGCCAATCCCGGCTTTGGGGATCTCCAAGATCCTGAAGACTTTGAGTCTGCTTGCAAGCGCACGCCCCAAGCCGAGTACATGACTAAGCGGCTGAACTTGTTTGTCTCCTCTCAGCAGGCATGGCTTCCTAATGGCGCATGGTCCGAATTGGATTCCTGCGCCCCACCACTCGAGGGTGATCCCATCCCCGTGATCCTTGGAGTGGACGGCTCGTTCTCCGGTGACTGCACCTCCATCGTTGGTGTGACCGTTGAAGAACGGCCAAGGGTTTGGTTGATCGGCGCTTGGGAGAAACAGCCCACGGACCGTGAAGACTGGCGCGTGGACATCTCGCACGTGGAGTCCGAAGTGCTGCGCGCTTGTGGCCGCTGGAACGTCCTCGAAGTGGCCTTCGATCCTTACCGCTGGCAGCGCTCGATGGATGCCCTAGCAGCTGCTGGCGCTCCCATCGTCGAGTACGCCTCGAGCAGCCCGGCCCGCATGGTCCCAGCCACTGCCAAGTTCTATGACGCCGTGGCGTCTGGGGGAATCTCGCACGACGGCAATCCCACACTGGCGAGGCACCTTGACCATTGCGTTCTCCGCATTGACCGCATGGGGCCACGCATCGTCAAGGAGCATCGCGGATCTCCAAGAAAGATTGACTCCGCCGTTGCTGCCGTCATGGCTTTTGATCGAGCAACTCACAGGCGTGAAGACCCTGAAGAAGCACCCCAGCCCATGTTCTTTGGAAGTTAGGAATCCCCGTGCGTCGATGGATCGCTCTGGCCTTTGAGGCCGTTGGTGCTGCCGGCCTTGCGCTCGGCGCCGCCCTGATCTATCCCGCCGCTGGCGTGCTCGTTGGCGCCGTTGCCCTCATCCTTTTTGGATTAGCCTTGGAGCGTGACTGATGCTTAGACGCCTCCTAGGCGCTGGCAGTGAGCAGCGCAATATCTCCTACCAATCGGTCTGGGGTGCTGGCGGGGAATGGCCTGCCAACCTTGGCGGCGCTGGAGTCAACATCACGCCAGAGACCGCGCTGAAGATTTCCACCGTGTACGCCTGCGTACGTATCTATGTGGATACCATCTCCACGCTTCCGGTGGATGCGTTCATCCGCATCGATGGTGACCGCCGCCCTTTCCGTCCCAAGCCCTTGTGGATCGAAAGCCCAGACGCTGGCGTCACGCGACAAGACCACCTAGTTCAGGTGCTCGTGTCCATGCTGCTTGACGGCAATGCTTTCATCCTCGTGCTGCGCAATGGCAACGGCGATGTCATCGCCTTGACCGTGCTGGATCCCAAGCGCGTCCAGATCCGCCGGAACCCTTCCCGTGAGATTGAGTACGTCTACGACGACCACACTGTGTTCAGGTCGTCTGAGATTCTACATATCACGGAGATGAAGAAGCCGGGAGAACTGCGCGGCGTCTCACGCATTGAGACCCTGAAAGATTCTCTCGGACTTGCCAAGGCGCTTGAGGTCTTCGCTGCTCAATTTTTTGGCAATGGATCTGTCACAGATATCGTCATTGAGGCCCCCGGCAACCTGACTCAAGAGCAGGCCAAGGCCATGGTCGATGGCTGGGAAGCCCACCACCGTGGACTAGCCAAGGCTCATCGGCCTGGTGTTCTTGCTGGTGGTGCGAAGGTCACCAAGATTGGCGTGGACCCAGAAGAGTCTCAGCTGCTTGCCAGCCGCCAGTTTGCCGTGGAAGACATCTGCCGCGCCTTCCGTGTACTGCCCAGTCTCATGGGAGTCCCAGGCGCAACCAACTATGCAAGCGTGGAGCAGAACGCCATCCAGTGGGTCCGCTTCTCCGTGACCCCCATCGTGGCTCACCTTGAGGCCGCGTACTCCAGCCTCCTTCCGTCCACCGCGTTCATCAAGTTCAATCTGGACTCACTGCTGCGCGGCGATACCACCACGCGCTTCTCTGCCTACTCCACCGGCCTTCAGGGTGGCTTCATGTCCATCAATGACGTACGCCGCCTCGAGGATCTCCGGCCCGTCGATGGCGGCGACATCGTGCGAGTGCCACTCGCCAACGTGGACCTCAATGCCGCCAACCTTGTGGAGATGGACAAGCGCGTGTCGATGGCTCAGAAGCTTGTCTATTCAGGCTTCGATCCTGCCGAGGTCTTGAAGTCTCTTGGCCTGCCTGTCATCGCTCACAGTGGCGTCCCATCTGCGCAGCTTCAGCCCATCGCCATGATCAATGCTGAAGATCCGTCTCAGGCATATCAGGTCTAGCCATGGGGATGACGACTGCCCAGTTCACGCTTGGCACGGCAGGCACGCAGATCTGCGCGCCAGATAATGAGTCCGTGTCAGTCATAGTTCACAACGATGACAGGCGCGCAAGTCATCACGTCTATTTGGGGACCTCGAGCGTCGGCAGCGCTTCCGGCCTTGAGGTTCATGAAGGCCAGTTTGTCCAACTGACTCTTCCTGCTGGCATCGCTTTATGGGCCTGTAGCAATCCTGATGGGTGCCAAATGTCAGTCTTGAGAATCGCTAACGACTGATGCCGTACTTCATCAGTGACCAAGCAGAGGGCTGCAATGGCTGGGCCACGATCAAAGAAGATGGCGAAGTCATCGGATGCCACACGACCAAACAAGACGCCATTGATCAGATGGTGGCCGTGAGTCTGGCCGAGGGTATGGAACCCGGAGGCGAGCGCGCTGACGCTCCAGCCCCGCCCAGCGATCAAGTGACCGGAAGCGAAGACAACCCCGAAGGCTCCGCTACTGGAAAGTCTGGCGGCATCGTTCTCTCAGAAGCCACAGTGACCGCACTGGAGAACAAGACCAAAGATCACAACGATGCGATGGCTGAACGGAATCGACCTTCGTGGACTCGCGTCACCCTTGGCGCCCTGAAGGCCGTCTACCGGCGCGGCTCTGGCGCGTACTCCACGAGCCATCGCCCAGGCATCGGACGTGCTCAGTGGTCTATGGCCCGCGTCAATGCGTTCCTCTTCTTGGCCCGCACTGGCGCCCCAGAGAATGCCGCCTACGTCGGAGACAATGACTTGCTAAACAAAGAGCACCCGAAGTATTCCGAGCAGACCAAATCGCTGCGCGCTTTGCCTGACAACTTCCGGCCCGCACTTTCCCCAGACGTGCCTGAAGGTCGAGCCTGCGGCAACTGCTACTTCTACGATGAATCAAATGTCCAAGGCGACAAGGCTTGGTGTGAGCGCTGGGATGATTACGTCAACGGGGCTTACTACTGCAACGCATGGCAGCCCGATGACAGCGAAGACCAGCCCACCGCTTACTCCTCTGAGTCTCGTGCCATCAGCGTCCCGCAGTGGCTCCAAGATAATGCGCGCCGAGGCCTCGACTGGTTGGCTCAGGGCTATGGCGGAGATGGCCTGACGGACAAGACAATCAATGAAGCCCGCCAGATGTCTCGAGGAATTGTTACCCAAGACAAGGCCGACCGTATGGGGCCATGGTTCGAACGTCACCTTTCAGACCTCGAAGGCACAGACCGGAACACAGACCCGCCCACCGCTGGCATGGTCGCCCACGCCCTCTGGGGTGGCTGGCCAATCGATCAGTCCTACCGGGCTAGGGACTGGGCCATTGATCAGCAAGTGACTCCTGAAGAATCGAGCAGATACATGCGCACAAAGGTGGAGACCCGCCAGATCACCGTGGACGATATTGAGGTCCGCGAAACCGGAGACGGTATGAGTTTCTCCGGCTACGCCGCCGTATTTAATTCCCCGTCTGAGCCACTGCCCTTCATTGAGACAATCCGCCAAGGCGCCTTCAGCAAATCCCTACGCGCCAAGAACAACGTGATGATGCTCTGGAGTCACGACACTTCGCAGCCGCTGGCGTCCACGCGCTCCAAGACCATGACTCTCATGGAAGATTCCCGAGGCCTGATGGTCGATGCTGCACTTCCTCAGACTTCGCTAGGCCGTGACGTGGCCGAGCTGCTGCGCTCCAAGGTCGTCGACTCGATGAGCTTTGGCTTCTCCGTTCCCCCTGGTGGAGACCGCTGGAGTGATGACGGCATGACTCGGGAACTCACTGCCATCCGACTCCATGAAGTCTCAGTGGTTAGCTTCCCGGCCTACGCCAAGACCTCAGCCACCGTGCGCTCCATCGACATCCTCTCGGACAAGACTGGCGCAGATGCTGAGTCACTCTCTGCCGCGCTCGATGCACTCGAGGCCGGGAATTCTCTGACACGCGATCAGGCCACGATGCTCACCACAGTGGTGGAGAAGTTGGCGCCCGAGGTTGAGACTGTGCCCTAGCTGATCGAGGACAACACCATCAGCGTGACG